CCATATAACGCATTTATATTGAGTCCTTGAAAGATAGTCCTGCTATTCGACAAATAGCTTCTATTTGAAAAGAGACCTGGGGAAAGTCCTCCATTAGAAGCAGCAATATGCCTTGAGAGAGTAAACATGGTGTATTCTGTGGGATAAATTCTCACTGTAGTCTGAAACATGTAACGATTTGTATCAAAACGAAGAACATTCTTATTTCCAAGAGTAGGATTTGTCACGAGTAAAGGCATATTACATGTATTTCCAAACGGAATAACGAGATCTGCTCCTAAGCGTGTAAGATTCGTCAGGGTTGAGATCGGTGTCTGTGTTACAAGAGAGCTCACTAGATTCCACTTTGCAGCTAGATATCCTTCAACCTGTGTTCTTTCTTCATCTGTCAAAAAACGATTGTAGAAAATAATTTCTCTCATGTTTCCTGTGTAGAAGGCGAAAGAGTTTCTACCTACGTACGCGTTTGACCATGTTTGTAGATCTGTCCTAAAATTCTGAAAGGCATATATAAGACCATTTAGGAAAGTTCTGCGAAGTGCAGTATTGCAACCATATTGTGCTGACCAAATTCTATAAGGCTCTTGTGAAAGTCTTGGTGATATGAAATCAATTGTTGAATATAAATCATTATTCATATGAGCTTGTACTGCCCAATTCCAGTTATTACTCGTATTTGATAAGTTAGAATATCCCATCCAGAATTGTTGATTTGTATTTGCGTTACACCCGCCTATAAAATAACCCGTCTCTGCTTGTCTCTGTTCTACCACGAATACAGTGTAGTCATTATTGATAATATTAGGAGTAGTTGTAAAATTCAAAAAATGTGACAACCCAGCATTAAATCTGACAAGATTCTGAGAGGATACATAAAAAGGCATATTGACTTGTGTTGTCTGAAACAAATGGCGCCTATTCGGTCCCATGTCATACCAGGCACTAATTGTTGATCCGACTGTGCTAAAGTTGGAAACACCTGATGCGTCAAACCAGCAGTCTAGAGAAGAAATATTCGCAATGGACGAAATATTTGCCGAAGCTGTGCTCGTCTTATAAGGGTGAGTTAAATACGTGAGCTGACTCGGGTCATACCAGTACTTCAGATTTGTGATATCGGATAATGTAGAAATGGAACTAATTATCGGCTGAGGTGTCACTTCAAACTGATTGGAGGTTGCGCGCACAGGTACATACAAATTGCTGGTCAAGGCATATTTGTTCGCAAGATAATATTCAACCTCTGTTGCTTCTCTAGGATCTAGCGCACGATCAAATAAGATAATCTCCGCAACTTCACAGTCTGAATAGAGTGTATTACCAAAAGTTGTACCAAAATTAATACCAAGACCTTCAAATCCAGTTTGTAAGTAGCCTCTATTCATATTCGATCCCCAGACAGCAAAGCTACCAATTCCATTTGAATTTCTCTGAAATCGATGTAAATTCCAGTTTGAATCCACTGGAGCTCCCATGAGTTCAACGTTACCATCATTTGTAAAAATGTTCTTCGCAAATGTTCCATAGACATTTGTACCATATCCATACGCACAATTGCCTGTAGTTAATCCTTGGAAAATAGAGCGAGAATTCAATGAAGCGTTTGAAAAGAGATGACGAGAAAAGGTAAAGAGAGTAAATTCACTTGGGTAGATTAAAACATTAGATTGAAACATTGAGTTGTTAGTGTTGAAACGAAGTACATTCATTCCATTAATTGAACTATAATTGAGTTTCGGCATCCAGAAATGATCACCTGTATTTGACGCAATTATATTCGCACCAATCCGTGTTAAATTAAACATTGTCGATACAGGTGTATAAGCTGTTAAATTACTTTGTAAGCCCCATTTTGTCGCAAGATAACCTTCGATATTTTCACGATCCCTATCATTGATGGCATTACTGTAGACAATGAACTCCCTCATGTAGCCAGTATAGTAATTTGTAAGATAACGACCCATGGCTGCTCCTATCCAACTGGTTAATGAGCCAATGCCCCTCTGTGTAATTAGAAGTGTTCCATTAACATAAAATCTACGAACTAAACCTCCATATTGAATACACCAAATACGATAGGGTTCATTTGAAGCACTATTTCTAATATTAAAGTTACTATCTGTATATACAGAAAAATCATTACCAGTAAAGCCAACATAATAGGTATTTGTCGCATTATAGCCAGCAAAGAGATTACAATTCGTTCCTGAATTAGTACCGCCAAAAATCCATGGACTAGCTACTTGTCTCTGTTCAACCATAAAAATAGTAAATGCTGCGTTGGATATTACATTCGGTAGTGTAGGAAAGACTAAAAACTGCGTTGCTCCATTAAACCATACTCTGTTATTAACGGAATCCCAAGAAGGCTGATTTGACTGAGTTGCCTGGGCTAAGTGACGCGCATTCGATCCTTTATCATACCAAAGAACAATGCTGCTAAAGTTCGTAAGAAAATTGCTCGCACCTGACGCATCATACCAACAGTCCAGTGACGATACGTTTGATGGCAAGATACTTGTTTGCCTGAGTGATACATAACGATGCGGCGTTATAACGGGTATTTGTGTAGCATCATACCAGAATTTCAAATTCGTGATACTTGAGATAGAAGAAATTGTACTGATAATGGGCTGAGGAGTCTGTAAAAACAAGTTCTGAGCAGCCGGCTGTGGAATGTACAGATTGCTCGCCTCATTGTACTTGTATGCGAGATAACTTTCAACTCTTGAACATTCATCTGAACTCAATTCACGATCATAGACAAGAACTTCAGCAAATTGACAGGCAGACGTATTGGTTGTGTCCCATCCTGTATTAATGGCAAGACCTTCAAACCCAATCTGTGAGAACCCTCGGTTGATATTCGATCCATAGGTGGCAATTCTCGCAATCGCATTACTTGTGCGAGAAAAGGTGTACAAATCCCATGTAAATGTGTTAGCTGTACCTCTTATTTCAATATTATTATCAGTTGCATAATAATTTTTTGACCAAGTTCCAAATATATTACAACCATGACCATACCACGTTGACCATGTTGTCCCCTGTAAAAGATACCGAGCCGTCGCTCCGCCAGGTGTCATACGTGTCATAGCGAACATAGTAAACTCTGGATACTTGCGCGGCTGCTGTAAAAAAAGAATCTGAGTATTCGCAAAATCGAGAATCGGTAAACCATTGAGCTGATTCGTTGAGAAGGTAGCCCATGTTGTACTTGTGGCGCTATTTGACCCAAAGACTTCACCTGTTCTCACAAGGTTGGAAAGAGATGAAATCTTCTGTCCGTTTGACGCATTTAGCTGTGTTGCATCAAACCAGAGTCTCAAATTCGGTATATCTGAAATGGTTGAGGGTGCTCCAAGAGTGGACGCGAGCTGCGTTGTAAATGGATGCGTCAACGGTAACTGACTTGTAAACCCGTATTTCTGGGCGAGATAGCCTTCTACACGCTGTTGTTCTCCAAGTGACAACTTCTTATTGTAAAGAATCCATTCGGCAATTTCAGCAGTGGAGGGTTCATTCGCAAATCCGGTATTAATTCCAAGTCCCTGGAAGCCCATGAAACCAATGCCCCTACCGCGACTTATGCCATAGTTGAAGAGTTCAGCATTTCCCTGTACATCACGATTTACAGTGAGTAAATCCCAATTTGAATTGGCTGTCGTTACGTTTGAATTGGTAGCGGTATCTGTAACCCAGTTATCCATAAATAGAATATTTTTACGTCCACTTGAATATCCATACCGTACATCTGCCTGTGTACCTTGCCATATACGAGCATTCGTTACATTGGTAAGACGACTCACAGCAAAAAAGGTCATTGTATCATATGAACGCACCGTTGATAATCTCATGTTAAAACTTGTATTATTGAAGAGAAGTGTGTTATTGCCGTTGAGTGATGAAACCTGTAAGAGCGGTCCTACGTTGGCTGCAGTCGCAACAAAGACTTCATTGGATTTACGTCCAGCATTGATAGTTGAAAGGCGATTTCCAAACCAGTGAATCTGTTGTCCTGTAGTACCACGAATGATATTCGCATCAAACCAGAGTTGAAGACCCGATACGTCAGTCGGTTGCGGGGGCGCCCGAATTAACATATCGGTGTAGGCTGACTTAATGACCCAGTTAGAGGCGCCATCTGCTACAGCTGTAATGCTTGTAAATGTGTTTGTATTGGTAGAAAAAAGCAGAGTGCTTATTTTTCCATCGAACAACGCTCCTTGTGTCGTGCTTAGCATTAATGAGCCAGCAGTCGCCGTTGTCCCGCCAATTTCTTTGACACTCAAGAGGCGACCTTGAGTCGTTGACGGATACGTGACCGTCTTTGCAAAGGGCGCCGTATTGACCCCCAAGAAGGTGGTCAAATTACTGAACCCCAGGG